AGGCGCTCTTGGTGACTTTTGGCGCAGGGTTAGCCACCCCTCTTCTTGTGCCGACTCCAGCGACATTTTTAATGCCGCTTTCTCCATCGCACAGTCGAAACGTGGTTTCGCCCCAGTACCGGATTCTTTCGAGAAATCCGCACTGGAAAAACATTCCCGCAGTTTGGGCACTGCACCCCCTCCCCTTTCGGTCGACACTCGTCACCGACTGGGACGCTTCCTTAAAGCCTTACTTCGTAACTTTAAGCCTAAGCACCTTGTTCGAGACCTCACATCCCGTGAAGCCTCTACTTCCGCCTCTAACGATTACAATCGAACAGAGGGTGGAGCTCGTGAAGACCTTCGAGAACAAATCCAAACGTTCTTCGGTCTATATGGCGACACTCCTGGGCTCGTCCGCATGGTCGAGTCTGATAAGGGAATTGTCGAAGAAAGGGGACTCCTTCCCCCCACAGAGAAAGAGTGGAGAAAACTCATTTCAGCCCCCATCAGACGTCATGTCCCTTGCGGAACTGATCCTAGTTTATCTAAGCTCAATCTCCCATTCTCACAAGTAATTCCACTCTCCGAACCATTGAAAACGCGTGTCATCACGAAGATGCAAAGTCTCTCGACTTTCCTCTCTGGTACACTCCAACAATCTCTTTGGAAGTATTTGGGAACATTTCCTTGTTTCTCTCTTACAAACCGTGAATTCAATATCGAATTGATTCACAACCTCCTAAGGCAATCTGCCCAACAGGATGCAACTTCCCTTGACCCACTAAAATGGGTCTCGGGGGATTACTCTGCCGCGACCGATGGTTTGAATCTTGACGCCACTAGACTCGTTCTAGATGAAATCGAGAAACACATTTCCCCTGACGACGCCTCATTGATTCCCCACTTCCGTGAAATCCTCTTGCAACAGATACTAATTTATCCCAAACACCTCGATATGGACCCTACGATCCAAGAAAATGGTCAACTGATGGGTAGCGTACTCTCTTTTGTCGTACTATGTATACTCAACCTATTCACTTACGTTGAGTCCCTACCGGAAGATAAAATTGAGTTATACTACTCAGGTAAGACGAGTTTTAAGAACCTCGCCGTTCTCATCAACGGTGACGATATCTTATTTCGCTCCTCCCCAAACCAGTATGACCGTTGGCTTCGTGCGTCGCACTCCATTGGTTTCACTCTTTCGCAGGGCAAGAACTTCGTTCACCCCCGCTTCTTTACTGTGAATTCCATTCCCCTTGAGATGATTAGGGTCCCTGGAGCTCTCACCCAGTTGACTTCTGGGGCTCTTGAAGTTAAGCCCTCGATGTTGTCACACCCCGTGATCTCCGCCGTCTCCACCCAATCCTGGGCAGACGTGGACAGCCTTCCCCCTTGGGCGTTTCTGCCTTACGTTGAGGTAAGGGCCTTAAGTTATATGAACTTAGGTCTAATACTCAATATCGGTAGGATAACCGATGAGCGAGGTCGCCATAACCTTGTACCCCTAAATGGTTGGTACGAGAAATCAGTTATTGGCGCGATGAATCCGAGACGTGCTCACAATCTTTTCCTCCACTATCATGCGGACGAAATAAAACGTGAAACACAATTCGGGAGACATCACCTCAACCTCTTCGCACACCCCCTCCTGGGCGGCCTTGGATTCACAATCCCTAAGGGCGTCGTTCCCTCTTATTCAGAGCCTCAACGACACCTCGCCGCTCGCCTCCTGGCAGTCGCCCGTGCAGACTATTCTGGCACTTCAAGGGAACATCCCCTGAAAGCCTTTGTACACCTGTCCGCACCCGAACGCGTGTCAACGAGTCTAGGTACTCTAGGCTTTGACCGACTGATCCACACGAGACTCACCTCTCCCGTTGGACCCTTCTTAGAAAACGAAGAATTACTTGATTTGGATTTCCAAATTAAGTCAACTGCTCTCGCAACTAAGTTCGAACTGCCCGACAAGGTTTCCCTTAAACCTAACAGTCGCCTCTCTTCCTCAGAGCTGAACCGATTACTCAAATCAGCCAACCACCACCGTCTTGAACTGCTACCCGTAAAGGATATGCATCTATTTCCATTCCGAATCGTCTCTTACGATCCCGCATTGGAAATAGCCCGTTCAGAACCCGTGGTCCCGCCCCCATCCCTCTCCAAGCCCATCAGTGTCTACGAACTTGATGAGCCCCTTGAAGAAATCTTCGAAGAAGATTTCTCCGACAGTGGAGAAGAGAGCCCCAT